ACACGCTCAATCCGAAAGAAGTAGCGATCTTTCGGATTATCTCGAAGCACAACAACGAGCAGCGCATGCTCTTCTTCGAGGTTCGCGATTGGATATGCGCAGATTTTGTCTTGCCTTTCACCCATTGGGTAGAAAGCGAATGAGCTGCCGATTATTTTATTTCGAACATCAAGCATTTTTGCATTCTTTAGTTGAGGAATCTGATTATTTTGAGTTATCTTTAGTCTTGAAGCGACATGGTTTCATTTTGACTCGTCGACATCTCAAAATGACCATCATTGACGTTTTGATGGAATATCTTTCTGTTGTCTCTTTATCTCGATCATCGACATACGTTGTCTCAGAATCGGAATTGCCACATGCGTTTTGGAATGTCATGCCAACTTTGGCTTCAATCTTTCAGGGAAAATGGACTCGGTCCACACGTGTTGGATCAACAGGTTGTTGGCAGATTCCAGAACCTCTCAATACACAATTGGGAGCAGACTTTCAACCAATTGACGAGATAGACAAAGAGGCTATTACAATCAAGAGATCATTTCATATTCGATCATCAATCATGATCCCAGTAAACAAACACACACTCGCATCAGGCGGACTTGACCCTCAAGCCAAGAAGATGCAATGGGAGCAATACCTGGGACAATTTTACACAGCTTTGGCCATGGGTTATGAACACGTTTCGTTTTCAGTTTCAATTGAGGAGCACACTCTTGTCAACTTAATTTTGTGTTCACTTCAGACAGATCCAAAGAGGGACGTTGTCATAAATCTTGTTTCTATTGAGAGGATTATTCGAACGATATCTGGATGTCGAGATTTTCTATCACCAATTCATCCGGCAATGGTCCCATCGATTCATGGCATTCAAAGACAACCAATTTGCCGATCTCTTCATTCGTGGGCTATAGTTCGAAAGATGTACGGACAACCAATCGACTTGACAAGGCGACCTTTCATCTGGGCTGGAAAACCACGAGAACCAAAATTTTGGTACGTGACATACGAAGACTATTCGACTTTTGAAAATTTCTTCAACTTGAGAGAACGATGGCGAGCGAGAAGTATCGTTGACTCCCGAGAAATTCCATGTGGATCGACTATAACAGCTAAGGCTTGGGATCTCACCCAGATGATAGTCGATGGCGATCATGAAATCACGACTCGGAGAGGACCATTTACTCGACAGGAAGACATGTGCACTGCACCCTTTGTTGGGATATCTGGCAACCATGGCATTGACTTTCCAGACGATGGCTTTTTAGTTCCATTTCCAGCGACAGTTCGAAACATCGTCACATTTGATTGTCAGGTCGACGACAACCGCCATTACGTACCACCAAATGCAATGTTCGTTAAGTATCGACCTCGAAATGACATGAAAGGAGACAATCAACGCGAAAGCATTTTGCAAAGACAGTACATACAGCGAGCCTTCTTTGACGCATTTGACGTTCCTGAGGATCAATTGCCTGCATTGGTTGAAGTACTTACAACTTATCAATCAAATCACATTCACGCCTATCAAGAAGGGATTCGACCCGAAAGTGAGTTGTCTACAGAATGTGATTCAGACGTTGGAGATCGAAATACATTTGAAGATGAGTTTGGTACAGAGATGATATCGATGCAGGAAATTGCCCACCCACAAATGGATCATGTTAATGCGGTTGAGGAAGGAGTATCTATTGACACGGCGTTTGACACAATTCACATGAGTCAGAGAGAAGTGACGGTTTCAACAACTGAAGAACCACTGATTACATCATCAGATCGGCCAGACGCGTGTGCAAGAGTTCAAGGTGTTCAAGGGTATGAGTCTTTGTTAGATCGATGGATGAATTGGACTCATTGTGAATGGAGTTCATCAGCAGCAAGAGGAGCCAAATTGATGGTCTGTACTATACCCATTGGACTTTTGAAGGACGATGAATATGGTATTGACCATTCACTACATCCAAATGTTCAACCCTTTTTCATCAATCGTTACTTTAGAGGGGACATTCACATCAAAGCTTTCATCAATCCATCGAAATTTCAAAGTGGAGGCCTTTTGTTGTCGTATTATCCCGTTCAAGATCGAGATGCCGCTTACAACCGATTTCGTAAGAATGTCTTTTCGATTGTTCAGCGTCAACATCAGTTGATCAATGTCGGGGATAGTAATGACGTCGAAATGATCATACCATACGAGCATTGCGAAGCATATTTATCTTGCGCAGGATTTGGACGTGATAACAATTGGGCGTTAGACATGGGAGCATTTTCAATCTACGTTCTAAACGAACTTCAGAACGCTGACTCATCACCCGTGAGCATTCCAGTTAAGCTTTTCTGGAAAATAACTAATGCGTCATTTGTTGGTTTGGTAGCGCGATCAGGATTTCAAGCAATGCCACAAATGATGTCATTGATGCCAGTGGTGAGGGCGGCCGCAAAAGCTTTCGCAGATTTCAATCGAGACAAACCACCAGCGCCAACAGTCGCGACCCCAGTAGTTTTAGTGTCGAATCAAACTTTGGCTTACGGAACGAAAGTTACAGAACCACAACATGTTCTCCGCCTCGACCCAACGACCCAAACACCACACCCAGACTTGCTTGTCGACGAAATGAAGGTGGATTTTGTCAAGCAGAAGGAAGGCATTGTTGCAATCATCGATTGGCCATCATCAGCCGAAGTCGACACGAAACTAGCGCAATGGCCTGCTCAACCACATCAACCAAACGCAGTCAAGATAACGATCGATGGTGTTACGTGTGAGTGGCAACCTCCTGTCGCAGTCCTATGTGGCCTATTTCATTTATGGCGTGGATCATTGAAATTGCGATTTGAGTTTGTCTGTACTAGTTTTCACACTGGTCGCGTTTTGGTTGCGTTTGTTCCTGGGGCGACATTGGATACTCAAATGAACTTCAAGACGGCTGTAGCATCATCACACGTTATCATCGACTTGCGAGAACAACAGAATTTGGTCTTTGTGGTTCCATACATGCACAACAACGCATGGACATCGACGACACACCCAGAGGGCAAGCCAATGAGAGAATTAGTTCAGGGAATGGTTTACATGTATGTCCAAACACCAGTGCAATTGATGGGATCATCAGCGACGCCATCTATGGTGAGGATAAACGTTTACCTCAGTGCAGGATCAGACTTTGAAGTAGCAGTTCCATTGGCATCGAAATATGGATTAGGATTTGACGTGGCAAGAGCACCAACAACGAAGAATTCGACTCACTTGCTGCCTGGATATCGGCCCGTTTTTCAATCATCTTATGTCAAATTGGCACAATCAGGAGCCTTCATGACGCCATTTCATGCAAACACAGCAGGTGCAATTGGTCAATATGAAAATCTACTACATGGAGTTGTCTACGTGGCCCCTGCTTATGTGACTCGGTCATTTGGCGATGAAAAAGATGTCCAGTGCAAGTACTATCTGAACACAGGACATACCCCACCAAAACGAGTGACAGCAATGGTTAGGGCCAATGACACAGATTATGCGACAGTGTATTTGTTTACATCGACAGCTCAAGCTAGACAATACGCCAAATCTCTTGATGTGAGATATCTTGAGAAGAAACCAGCCAACGATGGTGCTTACGAATTCTACAAGCACCCAGAAACAGGCGCTGAGCACACAGTTACCATCAATGAACAAATCGACTGGGAGCAAGATACAGAAGGTCTATGGGATGATGAGGATTTTGCATTTCTATCGGCAAGTCCTCAAGGAGACACCATGGCAATCACCAACGACTTGGAACCAACTACGAACTATCCATCAAATTTGGGAGAAGGATTTCACGATCTGAAGGATATTTGTCGACGATTTAATGCATACGGACGTGTGGTAGCGATGAAGAAGAACAACACTGCAGGAGGACCAATTGAAGCAAGCATTGACATACCCATCTTATATCAGGGAGTTCGAATTGATTCGTCAAAGAGGACACAGTCAGACATTGCGAGAGATTCAGCGATTAGAGTAATTTCATCAGCCTTCAGGTTCGCAAAAGGAAGTCTTCGATTCAAATTCATGTTTCACAACATCAAACCAGGAGATCAAGTCGCTATTACACATTTGCCAAATGTCATTTCAAAAACAGGATTCATCGTTCAGACCCCAGCCGAAGTGACCACGACGACTGCTTTCGACACAGCGAATGCAACAGTTTGGCATGCTATTTCCATTAATCCCGTTGTCGAGGTTGAAGTACCTTACTATTCGAAATTCGATCGCATATTGATGCAGCAACCGGACTTTTGGCAATATGACAACCTTTCACAAGCGACTAGCCTTGGAACTTTAAGACTTTTTTATTTTTCACAATTCGACAAGACGAAGACAGAACGCTTTACAGTTGATATCTTTTACTCATTGGCTGACGATGCACGCTTTACGCATTTTCTTGGTTTCCCTCCTGTTTTTGAGAAATCGAGATTTATCGCACGACCCCAAATGTTTTCAGTTGGCTTGAATTTGGCTGGATCAGGAATTGACGGAGCAAAGGATGCAATTCATTTGGCCGGGAGGAGTGTTCAGACTGCTAGCGACGCCACAGCTTTGGTCGCGAACGACATACATGCATCCATTGAACCAGCGATTGTGAAGGAAACAATCCGAGACATCAGTGCAATTGTTCATTCGTCAAAAGATGTTCCAAATATTGCAATGAAATCGATGACAGAAGTTCAAAAGGACGTCAGCAGAGTCGCAGACGCAGTCGATCAGACGAATGACACAATTCAACGAGTGGCAGAATCAATCGAGAAACAAATGAAAACAACTACAGATCAAGCACAAAAGACAGCACAGTCACATGAGGAACTTTGTAAGACTATCACACAGATTATTGCACCAGACAAGAAGAAGTGCGATTGTGACAAGGAGATGTCAGTGAAACTGGATATGGCGGTTGAGATAACGAAGGTGGCGATCAGACTTTTACATCAATGGAGTTGGACAGCTCTTTTCAGAGAATTTGCTTTCTTTGCGGAATCGATTGTCAGGAGAAATTTTAAGGAAGTCCATCCAGTTGCACGATTGGCGAATCTAGCAGCACCTCTTGGAAGAATCATGGAGATGTTTCAATTCAGACAAACAGCGAAACCGGAATCACTCGTTGGCATGAAAGAGATATCGTTGTTTATCGTTGCCATGTTAGCAATGGTCAACATTAGAGCAAGTCCATCTACAGCTTTATCGAGCATGGCATCAAAAACAATGATCTCGTTGGCACTCTATGAGAGATCAATTTCAGGCATTACAGCGATTTTTGCATCATTGACGGATCTATGGGGACGATTGATTACTTGGGTTAAATGCGAGAACGATGTCGAGGGATCCATATCGAAGGATTTTGACGAAGGAGTTGTTATGGCATGGGCATCCGATATCGAACTTTGCGAGCATTTGACGAAAGATGCGAAAGTTGAGGCAAATACACAATTGGCGAGGAGATGCTTGGCTATTGCCGCTCGAGGGAATTGCTACCAGAGGATGATGTTGGAGAAAACGAATCAAATTCCGAGGATAGGCGCAATGATGTCATTGATCTCGCGATCTTTGAAGCTTGGGGAGATAGCTTCAAATTGGGTTAGCGTATCCCCTGTCAGGTATGAGCCTTTTGTCGTGTACCTCGGTGGGGAACCAGGAGTTGGAAAATCATTCGTGCTCGACCCAATAATATCAGCAGTGCTTGAAGAAGCAAGAGTCGAAAACGCAGTCTCAAACATCTGGACGAGGAACGCAGGGACGGAGTATTGGAACAACTATTTTGCACAGGATGCGGTTAAATACGATGATTTTGGGGCGGTCCATCGGCAACAAAACTCAGAAGGGGCAGAGCTCATTGCATTGAAAACAAGCGCAGTATTTAATCCACCCTTTGCAGCAATTCCAGACAAAAATCGACTAGCAAACCCAAGGATCGTCGCCATCGCTTCGAATTCGTTGTTTCCACATTTCTCAGACATTTCAAACCATGAAGCACTTTGGAGAAGGCGCGATGTTCTGGCCCTCGTTCGACTCAAGCCAGAATACGTTGGAAAGCAAGTCAAGGAAATCGATCCCAAAATTTTGGAAACTTACGCGCACTTAGATTACATTGTCTATCAAGATCCGAGGAAGAAAGAGTCACCAGTCAAGGAGATGGAGTATCCTCAATTTTTAGCTCACGTTAGGACTGAAGCTAGAAACTATTTTTTCCGTGAGGATCGGAATTACCATGCGAGAATTCAAAGCTACTTGGGAGATGCAACACAGCGAATCTTTGACGCGCGAGTCGATCAAGCAATTCAGGTTCTACATCGAGACATTCCATTGGATTTTCTAACAGACATGATAGCCAAGCCACAAGCAGACAATGAGGAGAGCGCAATAGTGACGAAAGACGACCAGATGACGACACCAGAAGATTGCATGCAATTGACTTCAAGAGAACGGGACCTGGAAATTGATCATCTCATGAAATTGACGAAGACTCGGATTGAAGATGAAGTAGACCCTGGACCATGCATCCATGACGAACCTGAAGACATCATTTTCTTAAACAACGGAACTATCATGCACAAGACGAAAGGACAACACATGAAGTACTGTCCACACAACATCTGCTGTTACATGCGTCACAAACCACGAGAATTTTGGACAAAATATCTCATGACGCATCCAGAAGCTGAGGCGGCATTACTTCAAAAGGGTTGGAAGGCGGTTGTCGATGGAGATTTACCTGGAGAGCTTTATGATGCATTCTTTCCAGTCTACGCAAGGGAACATATTATTCGTGCGGAGGAAGCGATGAGGAAACTACGAGCCGAGCGGGACGCGAGAAATCAGGCACTTGAAAAGGCGAGACCAACTTTCACGATTTTGGATTCGATTTGCACAGGATTGTCATTGCTCGCTGGCGTTTGGGGAATCGTCCGATTGGCAACATTAGCAACACGAGCAATTCGAGGTCATGGGGAAGAGAAAGACTTAGACGATCCATATGAGAGGGATCCAGACTACGAATCCCCGTGCACCGCTGACGAAGGGGATGACTGCATGTGTGAAGAGGTGAAACCCCAGAGTAAAGACAACGACAGGACTCAACAACGACGAAAACAGGTTAAGAGCAGGAAGGTAGTTGGCAAGAAACGAAAGACATGGAATCGGACATGGGCACGACCTCAGGGAGCAGAAACGGCATTACAATCATTGGTCAACAAAATCTCACACAATACAATCTTTGTCATTGTTGCATTGGAAAGTAAGGTCTTGAACTTAAGGTGTCTTGGAATTGGAGAAAGATTTGTCTTGTTCCCTTGTCATTACTTGGATGCCATCAAGATGGGGGATGCTTGCGTTAGATGGAAAAGCATGGAATGTTCTTGGGATGATGTAATGGAGACAGTGATTGAATTCGAGGAGGGAAATCTGGGGCTATTTCAAATTCCAACGAAATGGAACAGATTTCAGAAATTGACTGACAAGATGATCAAGGACACACTTCCGACAACATCGAAGGGATGGTTTGTGCGAACGGAATTTACGACTTCTACAAATGACTTGAGTGGACCTCTCGTTAAGCAACTTCAAGTACGAGAGATTTACTCACAGGATGTGATGTCGGATGACTTTCCAAACACAATCCACTCAAACTGGAGAATTGAGGCAGGGTATCGTTACATCTATGGATCATCAGGAATGTGTGGATGCGTTTTAATTTTGGAGGAAAAAGGCGTTTATTATTTAGCGGGAATGCACACGGCGGGTCTGGTCCAAGGTATAGGATTCGCCGAACGCATAACCCAAGCTGACTTTGAGGCAGAAATCGAGGAGATCGAGAAAGACAAAGCTAAACCGTGACCTGTTTGGCCATATGACGAGATCGAGATTCAACAAGTTCCTTTTACATTTGATTTAGGTATTAATTTATTTGTTTATGGCGTGGTTACTCCTAGAATGGCTGCGCGGGTTCCTTTTCGTTCGGATTACGTTAAAACTCCAATTCACGGTTTTCGTCCGGTTAATAAAGTACCAGCACCATTGACCGGCGAAGGGCAACCGTATGAGCGAACACCATTATATCACGGTGTTCGACAGACGGCTTGTGAACATGATAAAGGGGCAGACGAGTATTTAGATCAGGCAGCGAACGCAGTTATTGATGAATGGTTATTGATTGCAACACCTGTTAGGAATGGCGTTGGGAAATTGACTATAGAACAGTGCGTTAGTGGTTTGCCTTTAGATTATTATGATTCACTGGATATGGCATCATCTGAAGGATGGCCATGGGTTAAAGGGAGACCACCTGGATGTAACAACAAATCATGGATGTTTGTGGATGGAGAGATTAATTCTGAGTTACGTAGAGTTATTAATTTTCGTAATGACATGAGAGAACGATGCATAACACCACCCACCGTTTACATGGATTGCTTGAAGGACGCAAAGATTGATGCGACCAAATTTCATCAACCAGGCAAGACTAGGTTATTCGGTTGTGGTCCTGTTGATGCAACCATCTCTCATCGTCAGTATTTAAATGATATGCTCGCTTCAATTACTATTAAGAATGTGCTTTTGGAACATGCCGTTGGTTTAAATCCGACTGGTCCTGATTGGAGGGAGTTGGCAGCTCTAATTCAACAACAAACAAACTTCTTCGATGGGGATCATTCGAAATTTGGACAGAGATTATTACATCGCATTGGAATTCATTTTTCTCGAT